GGTTATAATGGTACAGTTGATTATACTACAGGTGATATTAAATTTACTACATTAAATATATCAGAGATAATAGATTCAGATTACTTAGAAGTTTCAACTCAACTTGATTCATTTGATATTATACCAATAAGAAATGATATTATTTCTATTGAAAAAATTGATATTAATGGAATACAACATATAGATAAACCTGGCAATTATTTAACTGATATAAATTATAAAACAGTACCATCGAGGTTATAATGAGTTCAAATTTCCCAGAATATATAAACTCTGAATTTCCAGAATTTGTAAAATTTATAGATTATTATTTTGAATTTATTAGCTCAGTTGAGCTCATTCATTCTAGTAATGTTGATTTCTCTATTGGAGAAATTATTACATCTGGGATGGGTTATACATCTAAAGTAGTTGGTGTTGATAATACTAATAATAAGATATTTATAACTTCACAAAATAAATTTAAAATTGACGAAACTATAATTGGAGAGAATAATAATTCAACAACTATAGTTTCATATAAACCTAATTCTGTATTAACTATTTCAGAATTATTAGAATATAGAGATCCTGATACAACATTAGATACTTTATTTAAGAGTTTTCGTGCTGATTTTATGGTTATAATGCCAGAAAAATTACCCCAGAGTATTAATAAATCTACTGTTATAAAGAAAATTAGAGATTTATATAAAGAGAAAGGAACTACAAAATCTTTTAAACTTTTATTTAAACTTTTATTTAATGAATATGTTGAGATAAAATATCCAGCATACCAAATGTTAAGAGCATCTGATGGAGAATGGGTTTCTAAATATTCATTTATAGCAAATGTTGATAGTGGTTCGCCTATTGATCTATTAGGACAAACTATTAAGATAATAGAGCTTGGATTAAATCCTAAAACATATGATCTTGTAGTTTCTTATGTTAAAAGATTAAATTTAACTCAGTGTGAAATATATATTGAAAATAAACCAGACAGTAGTATTGTAGATGCATCATTTATAGTTGGCCCAGATGGTTTTATGGGGACTGTAGAATCTGGTTCTATAGATAGTAGTGGTTCTACTTATAATTTATTACTAGAAGATAATTCCGGTGAATTAATATTTGAAGATGGTTCTGGTATAATATATCAAGAATCATCTTCAGAAAATCTTATTCAACATGTTGGCCAATATAAAAATAATAAAGGGTTTTTATCCGATTCTAATTTTCTCCAGAATAATTATTATCAATTATTCTCTTATACTGTAGAATCAAATATACCATCAACAAAATATAAAAACATAGTTAAAAATGCACTTCATCCTGCGGGTCTTATTGCATTTGATGAAATGATTATATCAAATATTATATCAATTTCTGATGCACTTAGAATTATTAAAACTAAATTACTTCGTGAATTTAATGAGGGTGTAGATACTTCTACACTTTTAGAAAACTTTATTTCAAAAGTTTTATCTGATGTGACATCTGCAACTGAACAGATTAGTTCTGATATAAATAAGGTAAATAGTGGTGATTCATTTTCATACAGTGATGCACAATACCTAGATTTAAACCCATACGCAACCGCATATTTTGTGGTTCCACCAAATGGATCAGACGCATATACAGACTCAAGGATATAACAATATGATTAATAAAGAAGAATTAAAGACTAACGGTAAAGTTAATATAACAGTTATTTCCTCAAATGGGGACATCAAAGATACTAGAGATATTGATAATTTGGTAGTCACTACTGGTAGAAATTGGATAGCATCTAGACTTGTGGGAACTCCAGATTTAATGTCACATCTAGCAACAGGTACAGATAATACTACACAGGTATTAACTGATACCACACTTGGTACAGAATTGTCAAGGGTAGTATTAACATCATCTACAATTCTCAATAATACTGCAACATATACTGCAACATTTGCAGCTGGTGTATCAACTGGTGCAATTGTAGAGGCTGGTGTATTTAATGATGTAACTACAGGTGATATGTTATGTAGAACAACATTTCCTGTAGTTAATTTAGCGTCTGCAGATTCTATGAATATTACTTGGACAATTACAATATCTTAGAATTATGTCAAATGCAAAGATAACACCTTCATTTCATTATCAGATAGCAAAATCTGTATATGATGATATTGCAACAAATACTGGACATTACCATTATTTTGTATCTAATACTGAGCCTTGGACTGATATTGATAATGTCCCTGAGTATTCTGTTACCAATAAAGAAGAAGTTAATATTAGATCCAATATTATATTAACAAAACGTATTGATATTGGTAATATAGCTTATGTTATTAAAGACAGACAATATACAGTCAATACTGTATACACAATGTATGATGATATTGTTGATATTGTTGATAAAAATTTCTATGTTGTGGTGAATGATAATATATATAAATGCATTTATAACAATAATAATGGAATTTCAACCATATCACCATCAGGAACAGAATCTTTTAATCAAGAATTGTCTGATGGTTATATATGGAAATATATGGCAACAATTCCTTTGGGGTTTTCTAATAAATTTGCTGGTTCTGGAATGGTGCCTATTACAAGAAAAATTTATAACCCAAGATATGCCTCTGGTAATATAACTCCATCAGATATTTCTATAATATCGAATGGAACCGCATATGATGCACAATCATATGCAGTAATTACTGGTGATGGAATTGATGGAGCAGCTGAATTTGGATTAGATTCAAATGGCGCTGTCACTTCTATAACACTAACTAATCAAGGTTCTGGATATACTTATGCAAACCTTGATATTGTTCATGGTTCTGGTGATCCAGGCTCTGGTGCTGAATTTAAAATTATTATTGGTAACTATGGAAATTTAGACACAAATCAAGCTTCTGTAGAAGCTGCCGCTGTAGATGGATCTTTATCTTCTATTATAATAGAAAATGGTGGATCTGGTTATAATACAACTTCTAATGTTACAGCAACAATATCTGGTGACGGAACAAATGCAGAAATTCAATTAACCATAGTAGATGGAGTTATAACTAACGCTTTAATCCCTTTTGCTAATTATGGTTCTGGATATACAAATGCTACATGTACTATAACAGATTCGTCTTTGATTCCTGGCACAGGAGCAATAATAAGAGTTATATTATCACCAATTGGTGGTCATGGTTATGATATACCGCGTGAATTATTTGCATCAAACCTCTGTTTATTTACATCTCTTGATGATGATGTGAATCATGGAATCGATGTTGATAATAGTTACAACCAAACCGGATTAATAAAAGATGTTAATAAATTTGGACTTGATAGTTGGTATACAGAACAAAAAGGTTCTACTTGTTATTTAATATCAGCATCTTCTATTGATAGTAGTGTAACAAATAATACATATGTATATTCATCTTCTGGTAAATATCGTGTTATATCATTAAGTGGAACTAGTATATTACTACAACCCTATGGACATAATGTTAGTCCTTCTGTGTCAACTTATTACAGTGATGTTAATTTAAATAATATACTTTTTATATTAGATTCAATTACAGAGATACCAGATATTAACAAATATTCTGGTGATTTACTATTAGCAGAAAACAGAATGACGTTTTCAATCACTACTGATCCTGATATAGGAAATCAAGGTGTTAAATTTAAAACATTTATATCTTTCTGATATAAATAATATAAAAAGAGATTAACTATGACATATAACTTTAATACTGAACCATATTTTGATGATTTTGATGAATTAAATAATTATCTTAAAGTATTATTTAGGCCTGGGTATGCTGTTCAGGCAAGAGAATTAACACAACTCCAAACAATATTACAGAATCAAAGCAATTCAATAGCTAAACACCTATTTAAATCGGGAACATCTATTATAGATGGTAGATTAGACTATCAACCTAAATCATCATATGTAAAAATATTATCTCCGGGCAATTATACTTTATCGGATTTAAAGTCTGGAGTTTTTACTGGACAAACTTCAGGTGTTAAAGGTATAATTTTTTATTATGATGCACCAAATTCTACATATACTGACTCTGTTATTTATGTTAAGTATGTTTCTGGTGGAGTTAATGATGCGACTACATTTCAAGCAAATGAAAATTTAGTTTCCGCCGATTCCAATATAACCTTAACTACTCAAGATGATGCATCAGGTAATGTGGTTATTGGTGAAGGTTCATTAATTTCTATATCTAATGGTATATATTATGTTGACGGGTATTTTATTACTATAAATGAAGAAACTCTGGTACTAGATAGATATAATACAGAGCCTAGTTATATTGTTGGTTTAAAATGGACTGATGATATTATATCTTCAAATGAAGATACATCTTTAAATGATAATGCTACAGGATCACCAAACTATGCGGCTCCAGGCGCACATCGTTATAAAATATCTGGATCATTAGGTAAATTTAATTTTACTGATACCACTAATAAACCTAATTTTATAAAATTATGGTCAGTTGAAGATGGTTTTACTGTATCCTATGAGGATAAAACCGATTATAACCAGATAGAAGATTTTATAGCACAAAGAACATATGAAGAATCAGGTAATTATGTTGCTAAAAATTTCCATATAAGTCTTCATGAAGAGAGAAATAATTATATAGAAACGTGGATCGCAGATTCAGATTATATAATTGGTGACGTTCTTTATGAATTGGATATAGATGGTAATAAACAATACTATGTATGTACGTCTAGTGGTACTAGTGGATCCACTAAACCATTATTCCCTAATACTTTTAGTATAGTTGCAGATAATTCAGTTTCATGGAAATATGCAACTTCGGCATATATTAATCATGGTTTATATGATGCTATTAATGATGAAATTGATTCCGTAGGGTATGAGGATAATTACATTTTAAAAATTTCTGGTGGTGTTGGTGTTGTTAAAGGTCATACACTTCGACAAAGTGGCCAACTACGTCTACAAAATACAAAATCTAGATCTATCGCCTTAGAAGAAGCGGGAGTAATTGAAGCTCCCACTCCAGAATATATTCTTGTACAAGATCCTTCCACCTTTCCTGATGATACAGGCGTAGATTTTATAGATATATCTATATATTCTGAATTTTCTACTGTGCCTGGAACTCCACCAGTAGGCCAAACAAAAATTGGAACAGGTAAAGCTAGATGGATAGAAAAACATACAGACGGAATTGATTTATATCGTCTTTATACTCATGATATTATAATGGATGCAGGTTATTCTTTTACTCGGAATGCTAAATCTTTATATAGTCAAAATACAGGCGCACTAGATTTTACTGGTAATATTACACAAGAATATTCTTTATTATCTGGTAATGTTTCAGGTACAGTAGGAACTCCATATATTAATGGTGCTGGAACTTCATTTGACACAGAACTTTCTGTTGGTGATTACGTTACTGCAGATAATATAAATTATTATAAAATAACAGTTATTACATCTGGTGTATTAACTGTTAGTACTAATCTTACCGTAGATATAGTTACATCAACTTTTAGAAGAGTAGATTCTCAAATAACACAAGAAACTAGTTTTTCTGTATTTAGTCTCCAACACGAATTTATAAAAAATCTTAAATCTGCAGATCAAATAACATCAGATACTTCGTATACTATTACTAGAAGATTGGGTAATCAAACTACTACAGCAGGAAATACTGATTTATCATTTATTCTTTCAGGTGATGATACATTTTCTCCAACAACGCCACAGAATTATACTATTATTGAAACTTTGACTGGGCTTATTATTACTAGTCATACAATTTCTAGATCTTCTGATGTCCAAACTTTAACTATTGGAAATTTAACACCAAACACACAATATACCGTATATGCCACAATTTTAAGATCAGAAACAGTAGCAGTAGATAAACAAATATTAGTTGGAACACTTGACGTTACAACTTCAAACGATGTTAATGCGGCATTAATATTATTAGGTAAAGCTGATTGTACTAAATTATTAGAAGTTAAAGTTGCTGATGCATTTGGTACTATAAATGCACAGAATTTAGCAACAACAGACATCACAAACCTATTTAGAATAGACACTGGTCAAAAAACTTTATATTATGATGTAGGTTCAATAGAAAAGAATAGAAACGAAATTGTAAATGGATCTATTCGTATCTATTTTGAATATTTTGATCATGTTAATGCAGTTTCTAGAGATTATTTCTCTGTTGAATCTTATGGTTCTGTTCAATATAATAGGATAAATCCAGAACTTAGAGATTCCATGGATTTTAGACCTATAAAAAATGACAATGGTATAGGATTTAAAAATGCAAATTTTGGAATAATAAAACCAGATACAGATATTCATGCAGACTATGCTTATTATGTACCAAGACTTGATTATCTGGTATTGACACCACAAAAGGAACTAAAAATTCTAAGGGGTAGTCCAGGCCTGGATCTTAAACCACCATCTCTTACAGAAGGAGCTATGGTGTTATATGAGATTGGCAGTAAACCATATGGCATGAGCCTGGACGATGTCATACTTGTTAAAAAGGCAATTGATAGATATACCATGAAAGATATTAACGATTTAGATAAACGTATACAAAATCTTGAATATTATACTAGTTTATCTTTAAGTGAAGCTTCTGTTGTAAATTTAGATGTTTTAGATGAAAATGGGTTAACACTTTTTAAGAATGGATTTGTAGTTGACAGTTTTAATGATTATGAACTCCCAGATTTTTATAATATAGATCATCAAATGAATATCGACACCCCCACAGGGATGTTACAACCAATGATTAATCCTTCTGTTTTGACACTAAAAGAAAATGGAACAATTATGGATAGAATTAATTCTGGATATGTTATTAATTCTGGTGTTGTTACTTTACCATTTGAAGAAGTTTCATATATAAAAAATGAATACGCATCTAGAGTTGTTAATGTTAATCCTTTTAATGTAATTGCTTTTCAAGGTATAATTGATATATACCCATCATCTGATATATGGTTTGACGAAGTAACATTACCAACCATTCACGATAAAAATTATTAAAGGAGATTATAAGTGATAATATCATCAAAATCCACTAATGTAAAGGATGAAAACTAATGTCCGGACATAACATATCAGCAGTAATTAATGAATCCACTGTTATGGCAGCCATTCGACAGGCGACAATCAGGCATAATGCAACAGTACCAGCTTCACAACGATTAGATCTTAATCTAGCTTCACAGTTGTCAAGAACTAATGCTGGTTTTGGTGTTGTGCCAGGCACAGTAAATGGTGGGTTCCAAAGAGGGAATCCGATAATTGAAGGCATTATTACTGGTGCCGTTAACTCATTAGCTCCAGCTGCTCTAGAGCATCTATCCGGCCCTTCTTCAACTAATTCGACTCTGATTAGTAAAAGTGTAGCTAATTATTTTTATAATAATGTAGGTAATACCACCACAGACCCCGGCACCGGCGGTACTGGTACTGGTACTGGTACCAGTACCACTACTACCTCACTCGCGAGTAGGACTGTAACATCAACTAGAAGAGTTGCTTCAACTTCATATGTACAAACTGCAAGATTTAATGATGAAATATCATCAACCAGTACGGAAACTGTAATACCGTGGATAAGGGAAGCGACCACAACATATAAAGTTAAGGGTATTAAACCAAATGTAAAATATCATGGGTTTATTGATAATAAATTAATAAACCAGTATATTACACCAGCAACAGAATTATCAGTTTCCTCTATAATAGGAAACTTCGATTGTAAAATTTCTGTGGCGAACGAAGATGAAGATATTAGAAAAATTGAAAATAATGTAATAACTGCATTAAATCGTGGTGATGTTATTACAGGAGCAACATCTGGTGCAACTGCAGTTTTAATGGATTTCGAATTAGCACCTTCTGATACACTTTTACTTTCTGTTGTAAATGTAAAAGGGACATTTACTTCGACAGAAAATATTACAGGATCTTATTCTGGTGCAACTGCAGTTTTAGATTCAATATCAATTCCAACAGAAGTAAAATCAACACCATATGGTAATTTTTCTGGTTTATTAACGATACCTAATACAGATTTAATTAGATTTCCTGTAGGGACTATTGATATATTATTTACAACAGAATCACTAGATAACTTATTTGTTGATTCATGGGTGGGTTCTATATATACAGCCACTGGAACACTAACCACTATTCAACCTAGAGTAACTAATATACGAACTTTTGTATCTACACCAGTTACAACATATACTATGGTAACAACCTCAAGGGTTGTTCCTCAAACAATTGTAACTACACCTAGTCCAACTACTTCAACTACTTCAACTTCACCACCTAGGCCTGTGGTACCAGTACAACCCACAGTAGTTGTACCTGTAACCAACACTAACATTGTGAAACAGTTATATCGCCAGGTATTAGGAAGAGAAGCTGAGCCAGGTGGTTTAGCTTTCTGGACTAGCGCACTAGATAATGGAACTCTTAACGCATCAAATATAGGTCAACAAATATATAATAGTGCAACGGTAACTTCAGACCAACGTAATGCTACAACAGCAAACGGTCTGACCGCTAATTTGAATCTTCCTAGTGCTACGTGTCGCAACGTAACTGATCCACTTTGTCAATCATTTTATGTTGAAGAATCTAGTGGAGTATGTGTTACTGGTATAGATCTGTTTTTTGCTAAGATAGATCCAAATATTCCAATAAATGTTGCAATTATTAACATGGAAAATGGTTATCCAGGCCAATTGAGTTATCC